CCAAAAGAAAGTACCCAAAGAAAAGGCGACCCGGGGCTGCTCGAAACCCCGTGCCAAACGGCCCGCCCCAGGCGCCGCCGAACTCGCCCCTGTAACGCGGCGCGCATTTTGGCACCCGTTTGCACTAGTTTTGGCACCGCAGCTTAACACCACGCCGGACCGGATTTGCGTGTTAATTGTCACGAAGCCCCGCACAATGCGGGGCTTGTTGCTTCTGGCCTTGCCGGGCAAGGCTTTTCAGGTAGAATATTATCGGGGTTTTGTTTTTAGAATAACCCGCCCAGCGCCTCAGGCTCCCAGTTGGTAATCACCAGCTCACGGCTGGTTTCGGGTGCGCCGTGGGCGTTGCCGGTGCTGTACTTGATGTCCAGCCCTTCCATCCAGAAGCCCTTGAACGCCGCCCGAATGTCGGGGTGGTCGTTGATGCTGACCATCACCTTCCCCTTGCAAGTCCGCATTGCCTCGGCCAGCAGCAGGTACTGGTCGAACTCGAACGGCACGCCATAGCCTTCGGTCTGCCAGTACGGCGGGTCGGCGTAGAAGAAGGTATGCGCCCGGTCGTAGCGCTTCAGGCAGTCCTGCCACGACAGGTGCTCGACGTTGGTGCCAGCCAGCCGCAAATGCGCTGCGCTGAGGTTTTCTTCGATCCTGCAGAGGTTGATCATAGGAGCAGTGGTGGCTGTGCCGTAGTTCTGGCCAGCCACTTTGCCGCCAAACGCATGGTGCTGCAGGTAGAAAAAACGCGCCGCGCGCTGGATGTCGGTCAGGGTCTCCGGGCGGGTCATTTGCTGCCACTTGAACACCTCGCGGCTGCTCAGTGCCCACTTGAACTGCCGGACGAACTCCTCCATGTGGCTTTGCACCACCCTGTACAAGTTCACGAGTTCCCCATTCACATCGTTGAGCACCTCGACCGGGGCGGGGACGTGGCGCAGGAAGTACAGCGCCGCGCCACCGCAGAACAGTTCCACATAGCACTCATGCTTCGGGAACAGGGGTAACAGCTTGTCAGCCAGGCGTCGCTTGCCGCCTAGCCAAGGGATGATCGGACTGGAGTCCATCGTCGTCTCCTTGTTGTGGCGCTCCTGGGCGCTCGGAGGGGAGGCTCTCGGCCTTCAAATGGTTCATGGCCCGACAACGCGGGCACTTGATTGTCAGTTCGATATAGCGGCCATGGGCCAGTTTTCGGCCGCACTGGCCACAGCGAATTTCAGCGTTAAACATCTGCAAGCCCTTATCGGGTGTCAATTATTCCGCTAGACTTGCCGCGCTTTCAGCGCTGAAGGCGGCAGCCTCGGGGTGACTTGCAGGTATGCTCTGCGGGTCAGCTGACCGGGTGGGTGCTCCAACACCCACCCGGTCGCTGTCTTCTCTTCCTACGTGCTCAACAAGCGGCGCGCATCGTTGTAGTGCAATCCCAACTTGTAGCGGGGACTCATCAGCCGGGCGACGGCGTCGTCCAGGTTAAGGCCGTGGCGCATCTGCACCTTGTACGCCTGTACCTCACTCCACAGCCGGTGCGATACAAACAGGGCATAGCCCAGCGAGTGCGTGGCCATGCCGGCCGGGGCGATGGCGAACGCCAGGGGCCAGGTGCAGCCGCCCGCCCGCGCGAGCAGCGCCACCAGCAACATGCCCACCAGCCCTTCCGCGTACCACTGGATCACATGCTGGTACTCGTGGGCGTGGATGCCGGCATCGGCCCGGTACTCGGGGCGGATGCGCACGATCGGGCCGTTGGCCGTGCCGCCCACCCCTTCGGCCAGGCGGTCGGTGTAGATCACCAGGTGCGGGAGCTTCACGGCTGCACCGGCCATACGACGTTGTCCAGGTCGGCGACGGCTTCGGGCAGATCGCGCAGCGCCTGGCGATAAGTGGCCCAAGCCGCGCGCTGCTCGGCGGTCAGTGCGGCGTCCGGCAATTGCGTCCAGTCGCTGTCGGCAATGCGGCGGTTGCGCTCGGCACGCAGCTCATTCAGACGATGTTGGTCGATAGCCGCGTGGATCTCGTTCTCAGCGAACCCCATTGCAACCAGTTGCCGAATGGATTCCTGGTCAGTACTGACGCCCAGAATCGTGTTACCGCGAATCGTGATATCCATGGTGTGTTCTCCGTGATTACAGGGCGTAGATGCGGGCCGACGACGTGCCGATCTGGGTGTTCTGTTCGGTCGGGAGGGTGACGTTGGCACCCAGGTTGACCCCACGGGTATTCAGCGTGAGCATGCCGTGGATGTAGCACTCCCCCAGTTTTGCAGCTACGGCGCTACCGCTGAAGTCGATGTTTTGCAGGTCAAGCGAACCGGCAGAGCGCTCGGCCTTGTAGTCAGAGCCCTGATAGCCGACACGGGCGAGCACCGAGTTGGCGACCAAGAAGGTGTATTTCGCGCCGTAGTAGCCGCCATGCTGAACATGACCGCCTTGAACCGACCAGCCGATAAGGGTGTTTTGCTCAACATCTATCTGGCCAGTGTTGCCGATACGAACCGTGGAACCGTGACGTACCCAGACCGTGGCATTAAGACGGATTTTTTGGCCCGCCCCGTGGGTACTCAAGGTAACGTGCTTGCCATCCACGTCGATCGCATCGTTGATTGCATAGACCGTTGGCGCCAGCGGGTCACCACTGCCGACCAGGTTTAGATAGACGAAGGCACCATGAGGCACGGACTCAATAGCCGCCTTGATCGTTTTGAACGCTTTCCCAAAGGTCTTTCCGTCATTCGCATCCGAGCCAGCTATTGCATCGACATACAGATAACTGGCCATGCTGCTTTTGATCGCGGCTGGCACCGCTTGAGTAGCAGCAGCGACGGTCTGATTGATGCTGGCCATCTTGCCGGCGACTTCATTGGTGAGGTTCGTGGTTGCCGCCACCAGGCTGGCAATCTGATCTTCCAAGCTCATGGGCTTCTCCTTTATTGCAGGTAGGGTTTGATGACGATGCGTTGTAGATCAACCATCGCGTTGGCCAATACGGCGTATTCACCGGCCATCGCCAGCGACAGCCCGGCACCGGTCGATTGCACCGTGACGCTGTCCGCCGGCACCGCCGACAGGGTGAGGTCGTAGGCCAGCAGCAGGTCGACGCCGCTGGCTTTGTAGGCCAGCGGCTTGGCCGGGTCGCTCCAGACCGCGAGCATGGTGCCGTCGGCCAGCACGAAGCCGACCTCGCGCACCCAGAATTCGGTGTCGCCGGCGGCCAAGGCGGTGAGGTGGATCTGGCGCGAGCTGACACGCTTGCCGTCCGCCACCGGGTAGCGGGCGCGCTCGGAGCGCAGGCCGACTTGGCCCTGATTGGGCGTGTAGCCCATATCGCCCAGGGCGATGTGGGTGATCTGGGCGGCGAGGCCGTCATTGCCGGCGCGCCAGATCGCGTTGAGGCCGACTTCCAGAATGGTCGGCAGTAAGGGCGTGCTCATTGAACCTCCATCGAAACACGTAGAACGGACAACGGGCGGCAGGCCGAGGCGAGCCGGACGGGGTTGAGGGCGGCGGTCGGCTGCACCGGCAGCGGTTCGGCCGAGCGGCGCGCCACGCCATGCGCCTGCTGGGCATTGGCCACGCGCAGCGGCTGCTCGGCGGGCGTCGGTTGCACCGCCAGCGGCTCGGCCGTGCTGCGGCAGGCGGCGGTGGTGGCCACGGTGCTGGCCAGGCGGATCGGCTGGACGGCGGGCGTAGGCTGCACGGCCTGGGCGGTGCTGGCCCAGCGGCCGATGGCGGCGGTTTGCTGGGCGTTGGCCAGCGACCAGGTGGGCTGGTCGAAGCGCACGCCTAGCTTGAAGCTGTAGCCGCTACGCGCCGGTTTCACGACGTCCACCATGCGCCGCAGGCTGTCGTATAGCCCGGCGGTAAGGGTGGGCTGCCCCGGCAGCAGGTTGTCGTTCACCCACAGCAGCAGATCGAAGGTGTATGGGGTGGCCGGTGGGTTTTGCTGCCACCATTCGGCCAGCTCGGCCGTTACGCCGAAGATGGCCAACACCTCATCCAGGGCATAGCGGGTGCCCCGGTAACGGTGCAGCTCGATGGCGCGTTTGATCAGTGCCCGGCGCTGCTCGTCGGTGCTGGCCAAGTACCAGCCTTCGTGCCCCATGACGTGGAACTGCTCGCCCAGGGACGGCAGCGCCTCGCTGCTGACGCTGTCCACCAGGTTGACCAGGGTCGGCGCGGTGTCCAGCTGCTGGATGCGCGAGAGCAAGGCGTCGAAGGCCGCCAGCCGGCTATCGTGCGCCAGCGAGTCGGGGAGCAGCCCGGTCGGGCGCGGTGTCCAGTTAGCCATCATTCCTCCCCGTCACACGGACGTTGATGGCCGTGCAGCGCGCCCACTCATGCGGTGCGAGCGAGCGAACGGCTGCCGGTTCCAGCAGCTCGACGCGGTACACGCCTTGCAGCGACAGAGAGGCCACCAGCTGGCTGGGAACGATGTCGCGGCCCAGCTTCGCCACCAGCGTGCTGACGTGCTTCTCGGCGGCGGCCTGCAGCAATGCTCCCGCCGATGTTGCGTCGGCATCGGTGTAGAGCGTGACCTGGGCGTCCACCACGTAGTCCACCGGCTGCGGTGCCAAAACTTCCACAAGGTCGGTCAAGGGGCGAACCTTGGTGTGATTGCAACGCGCGGCCACCTCGGCCAGCAGCCCCTCAGACGGCAGCCCGTAGCGGGTCAAGGGGTAAAGCCGCACCACGCCGGGCGGCACGCCGTTGTGCGATACCAGTTGGCCGTTTTCCAGGGCCAGTTCCGGCCCCACGACAGCCACGTCGGTAATGTCCTGACTGGCCCGCATGGCGTGGTAGCGGTAGGCACCGACCGGACCGGCCACCGAGAACTGCTCCGGCGCGAGCTTGATGCTCTCGCGGTAATGGTCGTCGCTTTCTTCGTCGGCCCCGCCCGCCGTCACGGCAATGTTGGCCACGCTGTCCACGTCGACCAGGTCGTCGATCAGGGTGTTGATCTGGCCAGGCAGCCAGCCGTTGCCGGCTACGCCAGGCGTCACCGCCACGGCGGTCACATCGATGTAGCTGACGCCTTGCGCGGCGGTGGCATCCACTTCGGTGGCGAAGGCGGCTCGGCCATCGCTGGTCTCGGCCTGGGTACCGGCCGGGATCAGCAGCGGCGCGGGCAGCGGTGCCAGGAAGGTGAAGCGCAGCGTCGTCTTGGCCGACTTGGCGTCCAGTCGCGGCGTGCCCACCAGTTCGCCCAGGTAGTCCAAGATCGCGCCGCGCGAGAACGACACCAAGTTGAGACGGCCGGTATCGTTGATCTCGGCCGACTTCTGCGCCGCCACGCTGGCGATCAGGTCGATCATGATGCGGTCGACGTGCGCTGGGTACAGGGTCTTGCCGGTCATCGCCTCGTAGCGGGCGATCAGCTCGGCGGTGATAGCCTGCGGGTCGTCGTCGACGAAGTTCGGGAGGGTGTCGATCATCGCGGGAACTCCACTTCGGTCGCTTCGAGCGCAACGCCACCCTTCGGCCGCCAGCGCACCAGGAGTTGGACGCGCCCAAGCGCATGCACGACCTCGACCTCGACCACCTCGGCGCGCGGTTCGCCCTCGGTCGGGTGGTGGATGGCGGCGCGGCTCTCGCGCACCAGGTAGGGCTTGACGCGGTTCTGCGGCCAGTCGAGATACAGATGCAGATTGGAGCCGAACTCAGGACGATGCGGCACCGTGCCCTTGCGCGTCTTCAGGATGACGCGGATGGACTGGTGGATGTCGGCCAAGCCCGTCACCACGCCATCGGCGGCGAGTGCGGGTTGCCAGTACAGGGAGTCGGGAATGAGTTCGGCCATAGCGGGCATGCTATGGCCGAGGGGAATCGGGAAACAGCCGGAAGGGCTTCAGTAGCCCCGGCCAGCGTAACCGCTACTGTGGCGGGCTGGTTGTGGCACCGTCGCCTTGCTCGGTATGCACATGCTGCATCAGGCTGATGCCACCGGCCACCACATCCTGGGTGGCTTCGATGCCGCCCTCAATGCGTGCGGCCGCGCCGCCCGCCCCGCCAGAGCCGACCATGCCGCCCTGGTAAGTCAGCAGCCCCTTGACCGTCACGTTACCGGTGAAGGTCGACTCCGGTGCGTCCACGGTCACACTCGGGGCCGTTACCGTGACCGGGCCGCCTGCCGTCAGGTTGACCGGCCCGGTGGTGACGATGGTGAACGTGCCGCTGGAACGGTCGTACTCGAAGCTGCCGCCATCGAAGAAACGGAAGTGTACCTTGTCCGGGCTATCCACCGGCGGTGCGTCGGCGTCCGAGTAGAGCGCCCCCAGCACGCAGCCGCCTTCGAAGTTCTCGTCCAGGATGCACGCCACCTGCTCGCCTTTGTCTAGGGTCAGGCACTCTTTATCCTTCAGTGATTTCCTGACGACCAGCGGCAACCAGGTGCTGACCATGTTGTCGAGGTCGGGAAATTGCACCCGCGCGAAGCCTGGCTTGGCGGCCTTCACGATGCCTTCCTTGTACGAAACGCCCCCGGTGTTCTGCGCCATCTTCAGTTCCTTGTTGTGGTCTTCTTCTGTAGCGGCTGCTTGGCCGGCTGTTTCTTGCTGGTCTTCTGCTGGGGTGGTCTGACGCGCTTCGCTTCCACCTCGGTGTAGTAGCCGCCGCCGCGTTCGATCTCGTGGCGGCTCATCACCACGTGGTAGTCACCGGACAGCGCGCCCATGTCGGCCATGGTGAAGTTCACGCCGGCCACCAGCTTCGGGTTGCCGTACAGCGTCAGCGTGGCCACCGTGCCGTCCAGGTTCTGGCGTGCGATGGCGGCCTCTGCCTTGGCCTTCGCCTGCTCCTCGGACTCCACGCGGCTGTTGAGCTTCAGCGTGTCGCTGCTGGCCGTCATCCGGGTGTCGCGCACGGTGTGGCTGACCTTGCGCTTGGTCTTGGGGTTGAGGTAGGTCACCGTCGCCTGTTTCACCACCCCCTTGATCTTGTCGCGGTAGCTGTAGCGGGTCATGTCCGTGCGCCTGATCACGGTCACCGCCTTGGCCTGGTGCAGCTCGGCCAGCTTGTAAAACACCATCTGGCTGCCCTTGACCGAGAAGGCGTAGCCGTAGTCGGCCGCCACGCGGCGCATGAAGGTCAGGTCGTTCTCGTGGATCTGGCTCGCGCGGGTGATCTTGATCGGTTCGATCTTGCCCACCACCGACAGCTTCAGCCGCTTGGCCACGCGCTGGGCGATGGCAGCCAGCGTGGTGTTGTCATAGGCTCGGCCCTGGTGCGTGCGCTGGGGCCGTGACACGCCGGCCGCCAATGCCCGGATGGTCACGGTATCGGGCGGCCCGGCCAGTTCGATCTCGTCGATCTCGAACTCGCCGCAATCCAGGAGCGGCTGGCCCGCGTAGCCCATCTTGAGGCGCACGCGGTCGCCCATCGTCGGGTACCACGCGCCCCGGAAGCGGCCGTCGGTATCTTCGACGGTGACGTCCATGGTGTCGGACTGGCCTTCCTCGTAATCCGAGTAGGACACCCGCAGGATGAACGGCGTCAGATCGGCGGTGACCTGACGGCCCGCCATCTCGATCTGGAACACCGGATGCTCGACCGGCGTTAAATCCGGCCCGAAGCCAGCTTGTTCTAACGCTTCCACGGCGGCAGCTCCTCGGTATCGGCGGTGTCCAGCTCTTCAATCAGCGGGATGGACAGTTGCAGCCCACCTGGCAGGCGCGGGGTGATCGGCACACCAGGGTTGGCCTCGATGATGCGGATATAGGCGAAAGGGTCGCCGTAGTAGCGGTAGGCGATCTGATCCCAGCGCTCGCCATCGCTGGTGATATGCGTCAGCAGTTCCATCATGCGCTCCCGGTCCCCAGCGGCTCGCCACGCACGGCGGCGCGGGCGGCCAGTTTGGCCAGTGGCGCGGCGGCCTTGCCCCACTCACTGTCCAGCCTGTCCATGCTGCCTTGCATCCCGCTGATGCGGCTGGCGACATTGGCCGGGGACAAGCCCACCAGTGCGCCTTGCAAGCCTCGTGCTTCCAGCGTCACCACGCTGGCGGCTTTGAGCACCGGAGCGGCATCGCCCAACACCGACTGCACCGGCCCCAACGCCGCGTTAACGGCACTGCTGGAGCTGGTCAGCCGTGACAGATCGCCGTTGGCCCGGACAAGCTGGGCCACGGCCGCTGCAGGATTGGTCGACAGCGTGCGCGCGGCAGCCATGACCGACTGCACCGCGCGGGCGGCCGTCGTCACCTGCTTGGCCGCCTTGATCGCGTTGCTCACCGCCTGCTTGGTGGGGGCCAGCGCTGCCTGCGCCTTCTGCACGGTTTGCTGGGTCGACTTCACCGCCTGGGCGACACTGGCCGGCACCGGCACGCCGGACTTTTTAACCGCCAGCCCTTGCTTGCGCTGTGGCAACGCATTGCGCGGCAGCACATGCTCCTTGAGCTTCATGTCGGCGTCGGCGGCGATCAGGCGGCCTTCGGAATTGGTGTGCTCGGCGGTCACGGTCACGTCCAGGATAACGAACTCGCCCTTGTACTCGCCGTTGGCCAGGATGAAGGGCAATGCCTGGTGTGCGCCCAGCACCCGGCGCAGCTTGACTACTTCGGCCTCCGGGTCACAGTAGCCGGCGTGAAAGCGCAGCTTCAGGCTCCACTCGTCCAGCTTGTCACCGATGAACTGCAGCCGGGGCTTGCCTTCGATCAGTGCGTGCTCGGCATAGTCGGTGGCAAAGCGCCCTTCCAGTCCGTCGAAATAGGTGATGAGTTCGAACTGCACATCACCGAGTAGTGCGAATTGCATCAGAACTCTCCTCGGCCTTTGTTGCCCAGGTAGCGGCGCATATTGGTTTCAAACACGCGGTAGCTTTCGGCCAGGCCCGCCTGCACCTGCTCGCGCACGGGTGCATTGCTGCCTCCTGCGGCCACGTGGATCACCGGCGCGAACGTCACCGTCACCGGCGCGCCACCCGACTTGCCCGCCGCAGGCAGGGCCGTACTCGGCATCTCGGCGGCGGGCATGGCAGGCATGGCAAGCACCGGCGTGCCAGGCTGGCGCTGTGCGACGGATACTGGCGACGTCAACGCCGTCAGGGCCGGCATAGTAGGGGGCACCATCGCGGGAGAGGCCAGCGCGGGCATGTCTAGCAAGCGGGGGGCCGCCATTTCTGGTGCAGCCCGCTTCAGTGCCGGCAAGGCGGGTACTTGTGGAGCCGGCACCGCCGGGGCGGCAAGAGGTGGCAACTGCGGCAGCCGCGGCATGGCGACTTCTGGCGCGGCCATGGCCGGAATGGCGGGCGGATGTGGCACCGGCAGCGTGGGCGTGGCCAGTGCCGGGGCACCAAAGCCCACCACCGTGGCCGTGGCCAGCGCCCCGGCGGCCTTGCCGGCCAGCCCGCTGCTCTTGCCGATCCCGATGGCAGCGCCTTCGCCGATGTTCTGGCCGAAGCCCATGAACAGGCGGCTTGGCGATTTGATGCCCAGCACCGACCGGAACTTGGTCGCCACCTTGTTGCCGACTTCGCCAATCGCCTGGACGGCACTGCCGATCTTGTCCTGGATGCCTTTCACCAGGCCATTGACGATATCCGCCCCGAGCTGCATGAACCGGGCCGGTAATCCAACCACGGCCTTGATGATGCCGCCGATGGCCTGGCCAAACCGCAGCCCCATGTTCTGAGCCTTGCCGCCCGCATCATCGACTGGTGTCAGCAGATTGGTGAACCAGCGCCAGACGGCTCGCGCACCGTCCGCAATGGCCCCCAGCACCGGCATCACTGCGGGCTTGAGCAGCCGGAAGATCACCCCCAGCGGAGTGACCGTCATGATCAGCCGCCCGAATGCCAGGCCAAGGCTCTTGGCACCATCCCACAGCGCCTTGAGCGCCGGGCCTGCCACACTGGAAAGCCCCTGCCACAGGCCGACGAAGAAGCCCTTGATCGGTTGCCAATACTTGTAGACCAGCAGGCCAACAGCCGAGAGCGCCAAGCCGATGGGAGACAGGCGCAGCAGCATCATGGCGGCACGACCCAGCCACGGCAGCGCGGCCTGGAAGCCGGAGGCAAGCCCAGGGCCAATAGCTCGCCAGCCTCCTTGCGGCATTGGCGGCACGAACCGGCCAAGTCGGCTCTTGATCTTGTCGAAGTCGCCCGCCTGATTCATGGCCTTGAACTTCAGCCATTGCGCCGATAGGTGCCCCAGCCCATCCTTAAGCTTGCCGTATTCGGACAAGATCAGGTTGGCCCCATAGCGCACGCTCAAGCTAGCCACCTTGAACGAGGCGAGCGCGACCACCGTGCCGATAACCGCCCTTGTTACTTGCGGATTCTTTTCTGCCCACTTTGCCAAATCGCTGACCAATGGCCCGATGGTGCCCATGATGTTATTGAGCGTCGGCAGCAGGATGCTGCCCAGGTTGACGGAAAGCCTGCTCAGACTGTTCTGCAGAATATTCCACTGCCCGGTGGTGGAGTTTTTCCGGGCCTCGAACTCATCCTCCATCGTCCCCTTGGCATTGGCACTGTTGGCTAACTCACGTTGCTTTGCTAACTGCTCCGGGCTGTCTACCAGTTTGCCAAGTTTGCCAATATGTTCTTGACCGACCAGTTCCACCATGACACCGATACGCTTGTCCTGTGGCAGCTTGCGGATCGCGTCCGAGATCTTGCCCAGGGTATCCATGGCATTGATGGACATGCCCTTTTGCACGTCTTTTGCCGAAAGACCAATTTCCCCCAAGGCGGCATGAAATTTCTTGGTGCCGCTCTCGGCAGAAGCAAATTTACCGATGATCGCGTTCAGCGACGTCGCCGCCGTTTCTGGCGTTTCACCCAGCGTCAGCAGGGTACTTCCCAGGGCCGCAGTGTCTTTGGCGCTGATTTTGACCATCGAAACGACGCCCGCCATCCGCTGCATAACCTCAATCAGGTCAGCGCCCTTGGTGTTGGTGTTGTCGTCGAGGTAGTTGATGGTGTCGGCCAGCTCGCCAATGGCCGGGATCGGGATCTTGTACAGGGTGGCGATCTTGCCCATGCTCTCGCTGATCTGCTCGGTAGGCATCTCGAAGGCGCTAGACATGATGGCAGTCTGCCTAGCGAAGATCAGCAGGTTCTCCTTACCCTGTATCCCCATGCGCGCACCAGCTTCGACCAGCTTGGCAATCTGGTTGGTGGCCAAAGGAATTTCATCACCGAGGTCTTGGATAGACCGGCCCATTTCGTAGTACAGCGGGGTGAGCTTGCCGGTTTCGTCACGCGCCCCCTGAACCTGTTTGGCCACGCCAAGCATGGCGTCCTCGAACGCCACCGCCTGGCGCACCGGCAACGCCACCGTGGCCCCGATGGCCAGCGTATCCAGCGCCTCGCCGCGCAGGTCGGCACGCTGCATTTTCAGCTGCTCTTGCCGCGCCATGCCGGCGGCCAGGCGCTCCTGTTTCTGCCGAAGTTGGTCGATGGTGCGGCCGAGCTTCTCATAGTCACGATTCAGCGCTGCCAGCGTTTTCGGGGCCAGCGTCCCCATGTGGCGCTCAATCATCGCGCCCAGCTCGCCCTGCTTGGCTTTCAGCCGGTCACTATGCGACGCGAGCTGGTCGAGCGTTTTGCCGATGCTACCCAGACCGGCCAAGGCACCGCCAACCACTGCACCGATCTTGATCGAAAGCGACAAATCGCCCGCCATCTTGCTATCCTTTATGCATGAACGTACTAAACCGTTGGGAACGCTTGGCCGACTGGCTAGAAAACCATACCGCTCAGGGCGGCATGGTTGGCCCCTTAGCGCTTGTTGCTTTTGTGCTGACCTGGCTGGTGGCCGGCTCTTTTCTGGCTGCCGTGGGTGCTTTTGTGCTGTTCGCCTTGCCCATCGGCTTGGGGCTGGGCGCGGTGGTCGTGCTGGCCATCGTCTTGCTGCGCGCGGGCGGGTGGATCTCCCGCCTCACTTCGCGTTTTCGCGCTTGATCTGATCGGCGGCCATCCGGCACCACCTCACAAACTCCTCCAGCTCCAGCGCGTCGATCTCCGAGGGCTGGAAGCGGAACCACCGGGCCAGCATGGCGGCTCCGTCCCACAGCCCTTTGTCGTCAATCGCTACTACCTTCCAGAAACGTGGTGATGGCGCGGTAATCCGCCAAATCCAGCGCCTCCATGTCTTCCGGCGTCAGCTTCGGTTCGCACACCATACCGATCATGGCCAGCTCGACCGATGCCGCATCCTTGCCGTGGCGCTGGGCCAGCTTCAGGTCGCGTACCTTCGGGCGGCGCAGGGTCAGTTCGGTGACCTCGACACCCATGCCGGTCTTGAACGGGTACTTCAGCTGCAGTTTCTGTTCGCTCATCTCATCTCTCCTTAAGCGGCACCGGTATTGGTGCGATAGTTGGCCAGCACGTCTTCGTCGCCGACCTTGAAGGTGTTGGTCATCACGTCCAGCTCGACCACCGGCTCGCCGCCCAGCGTCTGCTTGACGTAGGTCGCCTGGAACTTGCTCGGGTACTCGGCCGACTCCTGCGGCTTGTAGGTGCCCAGGCTGACCTCTTCGAACTGCACGGTCAGGATCGTGACCAACTCCTTCTCCTCGGTCATACCCTGGGCGTTCCAGGTCTCGACGTTGGAACGGCACATCAGCTGCACGGCCTTGAACGGGTTGGCACAAGTGCGGAAGGTGTCCAGGTAGAACGAATTCCACTTGATCTCGCCCTCCAGCGCCTCGATGCCGGACGGCAGCTTGAGCTTGCCCACCATGCCCAGCGCCTTGTGCTCCTTCATCGACGCCTTGATGGTCGGCAGCTTGATCTCTTCCGCCTGGCCCAGCAGGCTGGTGCCGTTAAGGTAGATGTTGGCGTTAACGATGTTCTTGATCTCGACGCTCATGCTTATTTCCCTTTCAGCACCAGCAGGTACTCGTCAGTAATCTCCGACTCGAGCGTCAGACGCTCCATCGGCGGTGGCGGGGTGAACTTGTACTGCAGCAGCACATGCCCGGCCGACAGCTCTTCCTTGGGGTTGCGCGCCGAGTTGAACCAGCACTCGCCGCCCAGGATCGCCCCGTCGCCGATCAGCTTGCGGAAGAAGGCGTTCACCGAGCCGACCAGGCTGTCGATCAGCGGCTGGTCGACCGGGCGATCCATATACTGCTTATTGAAGTAGCGCAGGCTCTCATTGATGATGTCGGCCGTGCGGCGCACCGGGATGAAGTTCTTCATGTGCGTCACCACCGGCCAGGCTGCCGAGCGGTTGCCCCAGACTTCCCAGCCGGTGCCGAACGAGTTGAAGATGGTGACGATGCCTGCCTCGTTGAGCAGGTTCACCTCCGAGTTCGGGTCATCGATCAGCGCGGTCAGCGCACGCTCGATGCCGATCACGCCCTTGATCTCGGTGTTCGACGGCGACCACCAGTAGCCCTTGTCCAGGTCTTTGCGCGCGATCACGCCTGCCAGACGCTGGCTGAACGGCTCCAGGCGCGGCGCGTTAGCTTCGCTGTCCCACACTTTCAGGTGCGGATAGCACAGGATGGCGCGCTCGCTGCCGGTGTTGAAGTTGATGGTGCCGACCGGGCCGCGTCCCTGGATGGCCTGTTGGAAGGTGGTGCCAATCGGCGCGTCGATCAGCGCGAAGGCGCCGGTCTGCTCGGCCACCGCGATCATCTCGCTGGAAACGGACGCCTGGGTGCAGTACACCGGTGCGATGACCAGCTTGGCCAGGAAGCCGAAGTTGCTGAAGGCATCCTTGGCCGCTTTCAGGCCGGTACGGCGGCCGGCTGCATCCACACCGCCGATGATGTCGGCCACCGTCACCTTGCTCGGGTCGGCGTAGTCGTAGCTGGCCTTGACGGTCGCCGCGTTCGGAATTGCGCCGGTTTTGACACGCAGCAGCTCGCCGCTGTCGGCATTCAGCGTGTAGTCGGTACCGAGCGTGTAGGTGGTCACGCCGTCCTGGCTCTTGAGTACCAGGCCCGCCACCGCAGGGTGTACCAGTCGCGTACGGCCGATGTTGTCGAAGGTCACCAGCTCGCCTGCCACCGCACTCTTGTGAACCGCCGGGTCGAGCACGTTGACCACGATCACCGTGCCAGTGCCTTGGTCGTAGATCGCATCCAGTGCCTGCGGAATGGTGAAGCCGGCAAAGGCACGGCCAAACGCGGCCGCATCGCGGTCGGACAAGCAGAGCGTCATCTCGCCCACCGCACCCTTGGGGGCGGTGCCGACCAGCAGGACGGTGGCCGACTTGACCACCCGTACCGGCCGGTTGCCATTCTCGACCTCGATGGTTTCGACGCCATGCAGGAAGTTAGCCGCCATTGCTGTCTCCTTTTTTCGCCTTGGTTTCGGGAATCGGGGTCAGGTGCCCCAGCGCCACCAGGGTGGCGGTGTACTCGTGCGCTTCCGGCAACTCGACATCGCTGCCGGGGAACAGCATCACCTCGCTGCCGTCCCCAAGGGTGACCCCCGACGGCGGGCCGCTATAGCGGTACTTACTCATGGGTTTTCCTCCAGGTTGATAGTGGTCAGGAGCGGCGCGAGGTCAGACTCCTGGTGAGCAACGGCCAGCACGCGGGTGGCGACCGTCACGGTGTACGTCCAGACCCCTGCATCGTGTTCGACGAAGCCGTCGCGTTCGATCCAGGCCCGCGCAGCCCCGGCCGGCTTGAAGCCCTGCAGCTGCCGGTAGATGGCCTGGATGACCGGGTAGGCTCCGGTGTGCGAACGCAGGTCTTTGACCATCACCACCAGATCGAACAGCAGCGTGCGCTCCTGGGCGATGGCGGCGGTGCTTTGGCTTTTGCCCAGACGCGAGCCGCGATACACCACCAGCACGGCCCCCTTGCGGTTGCCGAGCTTGTAGCTGCCGGGGTCGCCGGGGAACGGTTCGACCGTCAGCGGCTTCAGCGGGGTGGCCAGGCGCTCGACGTAGGCGGCCTCGATGGCGGCGATTACGTCCATCACCAATTCCCCCGACCGAACACCCGGCCGGCGCTTACCATCTGCGCGGCCCCCGCACCTTTGGCGACCGGCTCGACATTGCCCAGCGTGGCCCGGCCTGCGGCCACGTCGCGCAGGAAGCGCACCGCGTCCTCGTAACGCTGACGGGCGTCCTCCACGTCGTTCTGCCGCGCCAGCGTCATCAGCCGGTACAGCGCGATGTCGCAGCAGCGGCTCACCAGCACGGCCGGATTGGTAGCCAGCGGCAGCGTGAAACGCACAGCCAGGTAGCCGTCTATCTCGGCCTGGGCATCCGCCAGCGCGCGCTCTATCGACGTCGGCTTGATCGCTTCGCCGTCCGGGTCGGTGAGCTGGATCAGCTCATCCTCCCCGTAGGCGTCGATCAGGTCGGTCAGGGTGGCGTAGCTCACCGTTAGCCTTCCTTCTTAGCTGCCGGCTTTTTAACGGCGACCTTGGCCTGGGCGGCAGCCTCATCCGCTGCCGGTGTTTCCGTTACCGTTTCCTGCACGGCCTCGCCGCTTGCGGCGTTGCTCGCAGTAGTCGTCTCGGCTTCGCCAAGCACCGGGTCGTTTTCATCCGCTTCGAACTGCACCACGAGGTTGGCCTCGGCCATCAGGCTGGCGACCTCCTCCTCGGTGAAGTCCAGGGCCGGCAGGCTCACGCCCTGATGTGGGAAGAAGCGGCCACAGCGGAAGAAGCCGGCCTCGGGCAATGCGCGCACGTTGAGTTTCATGGCCGCCCCCTTACATCACCCACGGGGTGACTAGCACGTCCACCACGTCGCGATTGGTGTTGGTCGCACCATTGGCCAGACGCTCGGCCTTCACCACTTCCAGCGCGGCTGCGCGCAGGGTCGGCGGCACCACCAGCAGGGTCGGCTTGATGCCCAGCGGGCGGCCACCATCGGCCTTGAAGCTCATCATGGCCTCCACCGCCGCGTTGAAGCTGTCCGAGTTCAGCGGTTTCTTGCTGCAATAGGCCATCTGCCAGAAGCCGAAGCCGACGTTGGAGCGGGCACGCACGCCGTAGCGGTATTCGTCCTTCATGAACACGGCTTCGTCATCCGTAGCGGTCAGCGCCTGCAGCTCAGGCTTGGTGCGCTCCTGGAAGATCAGCGGCTTGATGGCACGCGAGGTGTCGAGCAGATACCAGGCTGCGCCGGGCGCGGCCCCGCCGTTGTCGTAGTTGGCCACCGTGGTAGCAACGCCGGTACCGTCCACATTCGGGAACACCGGGTGATCGGTATCGAAGAAATACTGGCCGTCGTAGCAGGCGCTGGCAGTGCCCTCTTTCAGCAGGGCAAAGACCAGTTCGTCCGGGTAGACGGCAGCGGCGCGGCCCATTTCCTGGAACAGCGGCGCGTAGATGCCCAGGTTGTCGTCCTCGATGTCGGTGCGCTTCACGCCCACCGTCGATTCGAACAACTTGTTGGTGATCTGGTAGCCCTTGGCCGCCATGTCGCGGATCACGCGCTCGCCGATCCACTCGCGGAACTGCGGGAACTGGCCCAGCCAGCCGTAGGTATTGGAAGCCGTGGCGGATGGCACGCGGGTGGCAACCTTGTCGTAGACCGATTCGGCCAAGGTCAGACCGTTCTGGTACTCGCCCTTGAAGCCGGTCTTGAGAGTGGTCAGCACTGCAGGGGTGACGATCATCGTTGCTTACTCCTTGTTCTTGGCGAATACGGCCGGGTCTTGACCCAGCGCCTTGCACACAGCCAGTTCTTCGGCGGTCAGCTGTTGCTTGTCATCGGCGCCGGCCGGCTTCTTGCCGCCGGTCTGGGTGCCGGTCAGCGCCGCAATCGGCTGCGCCACAGTCAGATACTGTTTCAGCGCGACGATGTCCTTCTTACCCAGTTCCTTGGCCCAGGCTTCCTGAGCGGGCAGCAGCTTGGCGTCCTGGATGGCGGAGGCCACCAGTTCGTCTACCTCGCGGCCCGTTACCTGGCTACTCAACGCAACCAGCTGGTCTTGCAGCGCTTTCATGGCAGTCAGCGGCACGAACTTGGCCGGGTCAGGGGTTTCGGTGGATGCCTTGAGGGCGGTGACCTGCCCCTCCAGCTCGGTGGTCTTGTCGGCTCGGGTCTTGAGCGCGGCCAGCGCGGCCTTGGCACCGGCTTCGTCGGTGTCAGCGGGCAGGCCGAGGAGTTGCAGCAGTTCGGCGAGAGTCACAATTTGGTTCTCCTGATCAGGTTGGTCGGGTTGAGCGGACTGCGTGCGAATCTTCGATTCGCCCAGCGAAGAAAACTTGAGCGCGGCGAGGGTAGCCAGGTCAGTCAGACCGTCCAGCGCCGGGTGATTGGTGAGCGCGGCATGCAGCAGCTCCAGCACCTCGCCGGTGGCGGGGTCGTAGCGGAACACAGGCGACAGGTAGCGGTATTCGCGGTCGGCCAGCATCTGGGCAGCGCGCGGCGTCCATTCCACGTCCACCGCGTACAGCCCGTCCTCGCGCCATTCCACGGTCTTGAACCAGCCGGCAGCGGGCGCAGGCTGGCCGTTCTGGTCGGCCAGCAGGGTCTGGTGTTCGTAGTCGATGACGAAGTTGTCGGCACGGTTGGCCGCCCGGCGGATCACGTTGGCTGCAATGGCGGCGTCGATCAGCCAGTAAGGTGCGTCCCAGGGGCGGCCGTCGCGGGCGCGGAACTGCCCGGCGGGCAACAGGCGCACAGCCTTGGGGTTGGCCGGATCAAGCTCGAAAACGAGCGCGGCGATGTGGGGAGTGGAGGTCTTGGTAGCCATGCCCGCCATTCTCGGCGGGCAGGCTTGGGGGAATCAGGGGGAAGGGCTTCAGTTGGAGTTACACGCCAAGAAGATCAGCCACTTTGGTTCGGACTTTGCCAAACCAATGAGGTTCGGTCAGTGCCTGATCGTCGATAGGCAGCTCTTCGATCAACTGCAGCGAGGGAAAGACCCGCCAAATCTTCTGCTTGATTTGGGTGGGTTTGTTCCACAGGTCATCAAGGTGACGCACGCCAGGCTCAAGCGCCATGAAGAATTTGGTTTTGACAAACTCGCGCTTGGCTTTGTTGTAACGCTTGGTCTCGTACATGCCGTCATACAGGCTGACCAGCAGGTAAGGGACAAATTCTAGCCGTAACCCCACGAACTCCCATGCTCGCTTCTGGTTGGCCACCTGGATCAGTTCCTGGAAGAGTTTGACCGACATCGCATCATCGGTCAGGCTCCGGGCTTTATAGAAGACGCTCAGCAGATCGTCCTTCACTGCCCGCTTGATAATGACTGCGTTCGCAGGGTCGTAGCCGCTGGGAGGCAGATCCACATACTTTTTCCGGTTTTCTTGGATGGTCGGGCACCCCGACCCCTTCGTTGCATGAGCGAAGTGCTCTGCTACATCCTCGCTGTACCGACCCTTCCGGATCATCGGTTTCAGGCAGACCTCACACAGGCCTTGCTGTATCCCATTCTTGGCGAACCACTCGATATCGTGTCGTTGGTGGTTGGTCGGCTCTAGGGCTGTTTGTGCCATGCTCAAGCTCCTTATCGTCAGAGGCCTCCCTTGATTGGTGGCCAATGTCATGGCACATCTGGTCGTATTATTCTTTTTTCAATTGGTGGACTGCATTTTCGTTCGCACGAAGCCCGTTAGAACCCCGTTAAAAACCGCTCACACATTCCCGACACGGCTTCGCCTTACCGTGCCGCTCAAGCGCAACAGCGCGCCGCTACCGCGCCGACTTCTTCAAGTACGCCAACACCACATCGAGGATGGGTTCCTCTGAGGCCGGTTGTAGCGTGCCATCGGTCATCAACGGCAGGTAGGGACGGCCCGGCACCGTGACTTTCCTGCCGCGCCCGGCCTGGCCGCCGAACTGCTGCAAGGCGGCATACTTCTTGTTGCTGCCGACCAGCGCCAGCGCCGGCCCGTACTCGGTTACCACTGAGCCAGCCAGACCACCGGCCGACACCTGCAGCATCTTGCCCGGCCAGTTGCCGCGCTTCTCGCGCTGCCTGACGGTGGCGTCGGCCAGCGTCGGCCAGTCGGGGCGGCCTTCGTCTTCGAAGTTGGCTTCGGTCTGCGACAGCAGCTCGGTGGCGATGCCTCGCATCGCCGGCTCCATGTCTTTCAGGCTGTAAGCCAGGCTGTCTAGCGCCCGCCGTAGCGCCGTGGATTCGAGTTCGATCTTGAGCATCAACCGCCCCCACTTTCTTTGCGGTGCGCGGCCTGAATGGCTGGGGCGGCGGCGGCGAGCTTCTGCGCCTCCAGTTCGGCCAGCCGCTCGCCGTGTTCGCCGGGGTTGTAGTTCCAGCCGGGGTCCGGTGCGAAGGGTTTGTCCATGCCTGGTCCCTGGTAGGCGGTGACGATGGTGCTGCCGGCGGCCGGCTTGCGCTTACTGATGGGCACCTCGATCTCGCGGGTGTGTCCGGTCGAATCGGACAAAAACAACCCTTCACGCTTCATCGAGCCTTCGGACACCGGTCGCACGCGGCAGCGGCAGTTGAAGCCATTGGGCGGGAAGTGCGTTCCCCAGATGCCGTCATCGTGGCCAAACACCCGGCCATTCATCGCGGCGTGGCTCGGCCGCGTGCGCTTGTCCATCACCGCCACGTACTGCCAGTACGGGTGCGAGTCGGTCGAATCCTTCAGCGTCCGGTAGCGGCCGGCCATATAGGCCGTCTGCAGGTTGGTCTGGTAGATGGTCTTCAAGCGGCGCGGGCTGCCATACTCCACCGGCCGGCTGGAATCCTCGTAGTGCTCGACAATTTCCCCGGTTTCCTTGTCGATGGCCTGTCCCCACCAGCCCTTGGCCTCCAGCTGCGGCCGCAGCTGCTTGAGGAACTCGCGGTAGGTGATGCCTTCCGCCATAGCGGTGTCGAGTGCGGCACGGATGTCAGCCAGCACGTCAAGCTTGGCGCAGCGCGCCACGGTGAAGGCGCGGGCATGGGCTTTCTGCCACAGCTCGCGCCAGCTGTCCGTCACCTGGTAGCCCTTGGCCTTGAAGTAGGCGATGGCTGCCTTCGGTGGCAGGGTCATGGCGTAGTACAGGTCAGGCAAGGTCGGCGTTGACACTGATCTGCCCCCATAGATGACCCACGAATTCAGCCCGCGCCAGCATGTCGGCCAGCGCCTCCACCTTCATGGCCGGGTAGGCTTCTGCCAGGCTGTCCAGCGCCTCCTCGTAGCTGGCCGACGCCTCCAGCACCGCCAGCAGCGGTTCCAGCAATGGCCCGGCCGCGTCTCGCAGTGCCACCTCGGCCTTGTCCGCCGCTCGGTCGACGGCGACCTGGTCGGGAAAGTCGGTCGGCGCGCGCTCGGTCAGCGCTGCCAGCGCGGCCTTGCCTTCCGGCTTGGCCGGCCCTGCTGGTCGGCCAAGCACCGGCTCGTCCTTCTGCGGTAACGGGATGCGCAGCTTCTCGTTGGCCCACTTTGCCGGCACCTGCACGCCGACCGCCACCAGCTTGGGCAGCGCGTCGGCGTACAGCTTCATGTCTTCGGCTTCCTGCGCGTCAAACACCAGGCGCGGACAGCGGCGCAGGCTGTCCGGTGCACGGCCGTTCAGCGCCAGCAATGGGTAAACCAGGTCGCGTGTCAGCGTGCCGGCCAGCTGGCGCGCATCCGAAGCCAGCAGATCGTGGCGCACCTCGTTGTGGACGTTGCCGAGTGCGTTGGTGCTGCTCTTGCCGTCGGCCTGGCTGGTCAGCGTGCCGCCCAGGATCGCCTTGGACTCGCTGCGCTCGCACCATTCGGTCATCGCCATGTGCGGCTCGTGGCTGCCCTTGGCCGCCTCCTCGAACTCGACCAGCATGCCTTCCGGGATGATGCCGGCCGCGTTGTGTCCGATCTCGGTGACGGCGCGCAGCAGCGTGGCCTTCTCCTCCTCGGTGGCCCCGGCCGGGTATTTGCCCAGCCGTAGCGGCAAGCCGTAGATTTCCAGGAACTCGGCGAGGTCGCGCACGCTGTAGTTCTTGAACAGATAGGGCCAGACCAGCACACGGTGTAGGCCGGAGCGGGTCAGGTAGCCTGACTTGGCACGGTGGGTATGCACCGCCCACCCGAAGGGCTGCAGCACCTGTCCTGCCATGCTGCCGTCACGCAGCCGCAGGCCATTGCGCGTCTCGTCGAGCTGGAACCAGGTCTGCGGTCGATGGTCTGCCTGCTTGATTACCCACTCGCGCCCCAGCAGTTGCCATTCCAGTTCCAGAGCGGCAAAGCCGTGGCCGATGGCGTCCAGCAGGTCGAGCAGCATGTCTTCGAAGTCGGGCATGTCCTGCAGCAGCTCGCGGGCGTAAGCGGCGGCATCCTGCTCGGCCTTGCTGGCGTTGCGCGGCGCGGCAACGTCCCAGTCGAGCTTGAGAATGGCGCGCTTGCGCTTGGACATCTCGGCAAAGATGTGGGTGTCTTTCTCCTCCATGTCCATGAACAGCTCGTGCTGGGCGGTGATATCGCCCCGCTCAGAATCTTCCAGGATGCGCGCAAGCTTCACCGGGGTGAGTCCCCGGCTCGGGTGCTCCGCCACCGACTGCCGCAAGGCGGCTAGCCTGGCGGTCTGGGGTTCGGCAAGGTTGGCCGCTTTGAACGGGCGACCGTGCTGGTCAACGATTTGCGGCATGTTTGTCACCATCGATAACAGGCTGTGGCATGGTGTTAATCCGGCGATGCTGAATCAATAGCATATGCAGACAGGCTTCAAGCGCGAGTGCCGGAGGTAGGTTTGCGACGGCAGTTTCTAACATGGCCAACGCAACCATTAGAGGCTGGTTGCGCGAGCTATCCAACGCTGTGGATAATGCGTCCATTCTCATGACGAGGTTCTTTTCCATGCGTGACTTCCTTCACTTAAAGCATGTTTGCCCACGGTGCGATATGCGCGCCGTGTTTGTACTGCAGAGCTGGAATCAACCCATTGTTGATGGTGTCCTGTCCGACCAAGCTGAACTGACAATGAGGTGTATCGAATGTCAAAGCGTGACGCTGTTTGAAGTCACACGGCCCCAAAAAATGGTGTTGGGTAAAACCATGGACGATGTGGCTTTCTTCAGCGGCTTCAAAGGCGATGCAGCTCCCTTTGTGTATGTAACCAAAACGTTGCCCGCGCTTACTTCTCAGCTTGAACATGAGGCGATTCCCGCGCCAGTGCTGGCGGCGTATAACGAGGCAATGAAGGCTTACCAGGCTGGAGCGGATAGCCTCGCCATCATGGGCTTGCGCAAGGTTGTCGATCTGTTGGCAGGTGCTGGTGGCGCGCCACTGGCTAAACGCATTGCAGAGCTGGACCTGCCGCAAGCGTTGCGAGATTGGGCGCATGCAATTCGGGAGTTTGGTAACAATGCAGCACACACCGATTTTGGTGCTAGCCGTGAAGCAGCCCGTGAAGTGGCCGAATTCACCCGCCTCCTGCTTGAGTACCACTACGTACTCCCCGCCAAAGTGAGCACCTTGCGTACATCGCTTCATTCCAACTAGACCTACCATGCTCCGCCGCCTCCAAAGTGGCCGGCATGGGCTGGGGCGGCGGTAAAAGCTGGCTTGATTGCATGTGACAAGCACGCGGCCCACAGCATCTGCAAGGCGTCGGGGCCGTCGTCGTGGTCGGCCTTGGGAAAATGGCGCAGCTGCTCGATCAGGGTGTGCTGGCTCGGGTGCAACCGGATCAGGCCGTTGGCCATGTGCGGCTGCAACGTCTCGATGCGCAGCAGCTTGTCGCCGTGTGGTGTCACGCCCCTGGCCGGCACCGGTATGCCACGCGCCGCCGAGCGCTTCACCAGCTCCGTGCGCATGAACTCCTGGAACTGCACCGCCTCGACCAGCCACAGCAAGCAGCGGAACTCGGCCTGGAAGGCGATCACGTCTTCGATAATGCGGTCGGGCAGGCGCTTGCGGATGCTGGCCTCGACCACATCCAGGACACCGGTCTCGCGATTGAAGCCACCCACCAGCAGGGCCGACGGGTCCCGCCGATTGCCGGCCTTGCCCAGGCTGGGGTCGCACGCGCCGTAGAACACCCATTCGCGCAGCCGGTTTACCCAGAAGTGGATGCACTCGGCGAACGGGGCGTCGTCGCCGGACAGCGGGTCGTTCTGCTGCTCACTGTCGAACGCGGCCTTGCCGTCGCGGGCACGCTTGCTCATCAGCTTGTAGAAGGTGGTGCCGCCGGGCCAACAAATCTGCACGCCGGCATCCATGTCCGGCCGATGCGCCAGGTAGAACGCCAGCGCCTCCTGCTCGCCCTGGCCGAGCAGGATCTCGGTCCAGCGGTCCCACAAGTCCATGCGGTCGGGCCAGCGCTCGACGGCGCGGAACTTGGCGCTCTGCCATAACGGGTTGTTGATCAGCCGGGCCAGCACCGAGTCGTAGTGCAGGATGGTGCCGATGATGAACACGTCCAGGCTGTCGTCGGCCGGGCCGAGCGACAACAGGCTCTTGGTGATCCAGCTCATCAGCTTGTCGCGCTGCTCTGGGCTGCGCACGTTCTCGTCGTTTTCCAGGTCATCGCCGATTACCAGGTCGGGACGGTGCGGACCGTGGCGGCGGCCCCGGATCTTCTTGCCGGAGCCGAACACTTCCACCTTCACGTCGTTGGCCGTGACGATGGTGCCGACCTGCCACACCCGGCCGCGCCCGGTCGCCTCGGGGAAGTCCAGCACCAGGCGTGGGTTGAACTCCAGCTCGGCCTTAATCGCCTCCAGCATCGGCCACGCCTGCTCGATGGCGTCCATCACGATCAGCGGGTAGTGCTTGCGGCCGGTGACGATGCACCACAGCGTGCCGATCTGGGTGACGATGGTGGACTTGGCATGGCCACGCGGCGCGGCCACCGCGTAGTGGTCGCCGACGCCGTTGTCGACCACCTGCTGGAAGTGGTCGAACAGGTAGTCGTGGACGGTCGCCGGGCTGTGTTTGACGTAGTGCGGGAAGTAGGTCTGCGCGAAAAAGCGGAAGCTGCCCATCGCCTGCAGCCGTCGCTGGTCACGCGCGGCCGGATCGGGGCTGAAGCCGTCGCACTCGGCGTCGATCTGACGGCGATACTCGGCTGCCAGTAGGGCGACGTCTTGCAGGAAGGATTTTTTGGTAAGCTTGCTCACATCATTTACCGGAGGTTATTTGCCATGATGGATGTGATTACAGGAGCGTTTGGTGGGCTCAAGACAGCTGCGGAGCTGACGCAAGGACTGCTCGCGCTGAAAACGGATGCGGCGGTATCTGCCAAGGTGATTGAACTGAACGGAGTTATCAGCGGCGTTCAGCAACAACTGTTTACCGCCCAAGCGGACTATTCGACGCTGTCGAGCCGTATACGCGAGCTGGAAGCCGAAGTTGCTAACTTCAAAAACTGGGAAGAGGAGAAGCAGCGTTATCAGCTGCACCAGCTGGCTCCTGGTACCTTGGTGTACCGAGTAAAGCCGACGATGCAGGGCTCCGAACCCAACCATGATCTTTGCCCCAATTGCTACGAGCATGGAGTCAAAGCGATCTTGCAGTACAGTGGCTATGAAAAGGGCCATAAATCATTCTCCTGCCCGCGCTGCAAAGCACTATTCCTTGGCGAAATGCCACCGAGCGAAGGGTTTGTTGAAATCACTTCTACGTCGTTCTGGGACTCTGATCGCGGCTACTAGCCGTAGGTCTTCGCCAGCTCCTCCCCAAACGGCTCCAGCACCTCGACGAACGCCTGGGCGTGCTTGGGGTACTTCTCGCGGATGAAGGTCGCCATCTTCTGCACCACCTCCATCGCGGTGGCCAGCTGACTGGTTTCCGGCAGCACGCGGCGGCTGGCCGCCACCGTCTTGTTGAAGCTATCCGCAAGGCTGGCCAGCATCTGCACCTTCTTCTCGGCAGGGATGTCCGGGTTCGCGTTGAGCGCGTCCATCGTCGCCTGGTACTGCGTCAAAAATCCTGCAAGCGCTGCCCGCGCCACGCTCTCGATGCCGTCGCCGGCCAGAATGGTGGCGGCGCGCAGCTTGTCCCAGTCGTCGCCTTCATCCTGTGCCTCGCGCTTCCAGCGGCTGGCGGTGGACATCGACACGCCGCACTGCAGCGCCGCCATTTCCAGCCCGATGCGGTCGAACACGTACAAGCGACGCACCTTGTCGCGGGTTTCCGGGGAGTGCGCCATCCTTACAGTGCCCGCTTGACCAGTTGGACAGCGATGGCGGTGCCCACGGCGACAATCCCGCCGCTGATGGCACCGGCTCGGGCCGCCTGTTGCTCGACATGGCGCAGGCGGCTGTCCATGCTGTCCATCCGCTCGTTCAGGCTGGACTGGCTGGCCACGATCATGTCCAGCTTGCCCTCGATGCGCCCCAGGGCGCGGGTCAGTTCGTTGTTTTGATCAGCCATCAGGCTCTCCCTTGTTCGTGACGTTGTTGGCAGTGAATGCAGCGGCGGCAGCCTGGTACGGCCTGGCGGCGCTTGTCGGGGATGGCATCCCCGCAGTCCTCGCAGTGGCTGAGGCTGCCGCCGGTATGCTGTTTGGCGGCCTGCCGGGCTAGCGCCTCGTCGCGCTGGCGTTGTTCCAGCTCGCTGGCGCGGTCGAAGAAGTTGGTCATGGCTGCGCCTCCGTTTGAACGGTGGCATGCAGGCTCAAGTAGGCGCGCAGCTTGGCGTCGAGCTGCTGGCACCACAGGCCGTACTCGGCAGCGTGGTTCAGAATATCGCCGGGCGATAACCCGGTTTCGGCGGCGGGGGCTTCTGCGGCAGTTGCAGCATCTCCGGCGTCGGCTGCGGGCAGATCGGCGGCAAGATCAGCGGCGGTGTAGCCGAGGAGTCCTTGGTAGAGGCGCAGGCTGTCAGGGCCAAGGCCAGTAAAGCGCTCACCATCAGAGCGGGTCGCATGGGCAATCCTTTGCTTGAGTTGACGTTGAGTGGTTTCCAACTTGGCGCGGGTCTGGATCAGCTCCCAGCCAACCTCCTGGGCTTGCTTGCTCAGGCGCTGCTGCTCTGCCAGGGCCATGGCCAACTGCTGCTCGCGCAGCTCGGCAGCTCGCTTCAGGTCGATGGCGGTGCGCTCGGCAAGCTTGGCCAACTGCAGCTCACCGTGGCGTGTAGCTTGGGTGTGGCCGAGGTCGTAGCCGAGATAACCCACTACGACCAGCGGCAATACCACCTTGCCGATATGCCAGGCGTTGTAGAGGAAGGTGCGAGACAGGCTAAGCATTGCTGGTCTCCTTGCTGTCGCGGCGGGTGGCGATCCAGCTGCGGGCGGCAGAATAGCCGCCGACCACGCCCAGATAGATCAGCCAAACTTCGGCGGTGAGCGTACCGGCCACGCCCTGGTAGACGAACATGCCGGTGGCGGTGGCGCAGGCGACGTTGGCCCACAGCTTGCTGTGGCTCAGCCGGCCACTGGCGGGGTTGGTGAACAGATCGGCAAGGCGCATCACTGATACCCCTTAGCCAGCTCGAAATGCGGGAACTCACGGAACTTGGCGCGCGGGTTGCCGTACCAGTTGAGGCCCAAGCCTTCGCCGATCCGGCCCATGATTTGCCAGTGCGGATGGCTGGCATCCCACATCGGCTTGCCGCCGACCATCGGCACCACGTCGAAGGCACGGGCGGCAGGCTTGCCCTTGGTGGTGGCGTTGTGTGCCGACTGGCCGGCTCGGGCGTTAGTCACACGCGGGCCGGGCTTGGTGCGCCCCTGGGCGTAGAGCACGTCTTGTTCTTCGCCGGAGCGGTAAGTGCAGGTGATCAGCGGTTCGACGCCCGCGTCCTGGCACTGCCGCATGAAGGCAGTGCAGAGTGGCTGCAGATCGGGGTGGAGGTCTTCGATGCGGCGGCTGGCCATGACGGCATCCTTGTTGATCGGGATGCGGTCGATTGTGGCGAGACGGAGGGAAACGATTCAGTCCGAAGGGCTTCAGTACGTACAAACACAAAGCCCCGGCGTTACCGGGGCTGAATGCTTATGCACTTGGCGTGCAGATGATACTCTTGGCATTTGTCCATCAATATCAGGAGTGTGCCGTGATCGGTTTCAAAAATCGTATTCTGATGGCCATCGGCCTCGTCATTTCCTTGTCAGCGGCAGCTGCTTCATTCGAATCTGGCGGGCTGGGCATGGCCCGCAGTGAGTTCATCGGTAAGTATGGGCCAGAGGATAAACAGTGTGCTCTTGCCAAGCAAACGGGAGGGCTTTATTCCTGCCTGAAAGCCGGCCGAGTCGAGCTACCATTGATGGACACAAAAAACGTGTCTGACTTTCAGCTGGTTTGGCCTCGCCGCACGCTGAGTCTGGAAGAGTCTCGGGCTTTGGCTACTCCCTACATCCCCAGCGATAGCCGCAAGGTCAAAACCTATCTGACTGACTATGGTTCAACCGTTGACTTGTATCACAGCGCTTCACTCGCCAAGCGGTTTGCCGCGAAATCCTGGCATGACAAGCCCGGCGAGTTTATCGTCATTTACAGCGTCAGCAATCGTAAAACCATCGTAGGCATCAACAATAACCCTTGATGCCGAGCTGCGTGGTTAGAACAGCGCGGACTGCGTAGATTCGCTGCAGTCCGTGCTCTTGAGAATCTCCCAAATCCAGCGGTCGGTCAGCTTGTACTTCAGCGCCAGGTTGTTGACTGCCGCGTTGCTCCCCACCGTCCGGCTTTCCACGTCGAATTCCTCGCAGATGGTCCGGTCGCGCAAGTACCTCAGTGCCTCGGCACAACGCGGAACGTAGAGCGCATCGCCACCAAAATGCTTGGTCAGGACATCAGCGGCATCGACGCCCACCACCTCGGCCAGCGCCTGGTAGCGGATCTCGCCCATACGGGTCTGATTCTTACTGACAGGGAAGGTGGTGCCGCCCAGCATCTCCACCAGTTTGACGGTTTTCGGAAGGCCGATCAGGCCCGCGATCAGCTGCACGGTCTCCGGCAGCATTTGTCCCATGTGTTCCAGTTTCATCCTTGTTGCCTCCCGTTACGTTTCGCGTCATAGGTCAGTGCTGCTACTACCTTCACCAGCTGCTCCGGCTCCAGCCAATCCGTCTTGTCCACGCCGAACATGCGCTTGGCCATCGCGTCGGCGTAGCTCCAGGGGCGCTTGGCTTCGGCCAGCAGCGCCTCGATCTTGCCGACCAGCGCCTTGCGGCCCCGGCCCACGCTGGGCTTGCGGCCAACCTTGGCGGCGGCCTTGGGCTTCCAGCCGCAGCGCTGCAGGTGCGCCAGCACCTTGGTCACGCCGGCATCGGTCAGGTCTTTGCTCGACGACACACCGGCCACGCTCTGCAGCATCACGCGGTAGGTGTCGTCGTCCATCGCTAGTTCTTTTTTGGCGATGTGGATCTTCGCCAGGGCAGGATTGCGGCTCATTTGTCACTCCGTTAAAACACGTTGTGGAACCGGCCGTTTCTAACGGCGGCCGGCTCGACACCGGGTTCTAGTTACCAAGTGCCAGCGGTTTGTCGTTCACACCATGATTCAGTTGTGCCTGGCGGCCAGCGCTCCAACCTGCTGCCCGTGCATCCCTATCCCCGTCGCGCAAGTTCTTGCCAGCCTGGCGGTCTCTCGGCACCAAGGTGCCGAGGTTCGGGTATTCCTTGGCCATGTAGACCTCCAGCGCCTCTTCATTGGCTTGCGTGCCGGCAAAGGCTTCAATCAGGCGACGAACGGCAACAACCCAGGCTTCGCAGAACAGGTCGGCGCGACGGGTCTTGCTGGCCGGGACCAGGCGTTTGCAATGGGTCTGTTGGTACTCGCTGCGTGCCTTACGCAGCTGACGCATCAGCACGGTGTAGGCATAGGTGGCCACTTCGGCCGCTGGGCCGCAGCCAATGAAGGTCCAGTAGCCGGCTTTCCACTCCTGGACAAACACCTTGCGGCAGCCAAAGGCATCGGCCACAGCGCTGGACAGCAGGCTTTCCCACTTCACCGGCTTGGTTTTGGCACCAGCTTTCACCCTGGCTTCGCTTACCTCGGCCATGAGGATGTCGCCATCCTCCACCCCGTACTTGCGCATGAGCGTCTGCGCCTGGCGCAGTGCGGCGGCGGCTTCGTGCTCATTGGCGCTCTTGGCGAGTGCCAGGCACTTCCTGATCTTTTCGATTGCGGTTTGCTTGTCCATGTTTTCCTCGGCTGCTCATCAGTACCGGGCCACCACGCCCGGCAGACCGCCTCGCGGCGGTTTCGCATAGGGTTAAGCCAGGGCGTCCTTCAGCACCTTGGCCGGGGAGAAGTCCGGCACGCACTTGGCCGGGATCTGGATGGTCTCGCCGGTCTTGGGATTGCGGCCGGTGCGGGCTGCCTTAGCCTTCACCGCCAGCTTGCCGATACCCGGCAGCGGCACGTCGTCGCCGGCTTTGAGGCGCTCGGCGGCCACATCGCCCAGCGCGTCCAGCAGCGAGGCAACGTCAGCTTTGCTGACGGCGCGGTCGTGGCGGATTTTCATGGTTTCGGTGATGCGTTCGATCAGGTCTTGCTTGGTCATGCTTTTCTCCTTGGTGCTACGTAGAAAGATTCGATCAATCTGGGTCATGGCCAATGGCCAACTGCTTGTCGACGGGATCACGTCTTTTCACGCTATTGGCGTTGACCATTTCCATGCTCAATTTCGGAGGTTCGGTGATGACGTAGCTGTATCCATGGCCGTAGGACACATCGCATTCCGTGGACTCGCTCAACAGCTTGATCACCTGCAATCCCTTGTCTGCATCAATCAACAGATCGGTAAAACCAATGCGCAGGTGGCAAATGGGTTTCTGACTTCTGCTTGTGCGGGGCTTTGGTGTGGCCATCTCACACCCCCGCAATATCAAGAGGGATGGCGCGGTACTGGTCGGTGTCGCCGATACGTTCGTACACGCGGATGTAGCTCTTGGAGCACTGCACCCGCACCGAGTCGCTGAGGGCAGTCATGGCGCGCTGCCACTTCTCGTCCTGGATGTCGAGGCGGCGCAGGGAGAGGATGCGACCGGTGCTGATGTTGCCTTCCTTGTCCACGTTGAAGGCGTCGTTGATCAGTGCACGGATCTCGCTGCGTGCCCCCTCGGTCCACTCGTGCACGCACTCGTCGATCAGAGCCTTGGCGGCCTGCAGCCCCTCGTCGAAGGTCAGCGTGTCCTGGATGGCGCGCTGCACCTTGTAGCGGCCGTCAAAGCTCACCAGACTGACATTGCCCTTGGCCCCGCCGAGCTTGGCGTCGTAGCGCTCGGCCGACAGCTCGATGAAGGCACCGATGTCGGCGAAGACGCCGGTCTTGAAGTCGGCCAGCGTCTTGCTGACGTCCTGGGCTTTCTTCACGATCTCGCTGACCAGCTGGTCACGCGCCATGTCGATGGGCTTGATGGTTTCGACGGGGATCAGGCGACCCTTGGCATCTTGTTTGTATCCTTGCGGGATGGCGCTCATGGTTATTTCCTCAGTCCTACTAGTTGTTTCACTTTGGCGAGTTCGGCCCGGTTTCTTTGCAGCCGCTCTGGCGTAAAAAACTGCTCTTTTGGTACTGCTTGCGCCGGTTTTGTCACCGGCACTGCCACGACTGGCGGCTCTGGTACAGGGGTCTCCAGCGGGCTTGGCTCCGGCTGTGGCGGTTCCGGCTCGGTGGTCGGTACCGGGGTGGCGTAGGCGGCCAGCTCGTCCAGGTAGTCGTCCCACACAACGCGCCGCGCCTGCTGCTTCTCCATGCCCATACGCACCAGCCGTTCCACCTCTTCGGTCAGCCGCTGCTTGGTGGCAGTGTCCAGCTCCACCGTGCTCAATGCCCGAACTCCGTCCACACAATGCGGCAGCCGCCCAACTGAAACTGTCCTTCGCGGTACGGCCCGAAGTGCTCCTGTTGGCCGTAGCTGAAATACACCGCATCGCCCTTGGCGATCAGCCGATGGCACTGGCTGCAGGTCTGGATGCGGATGGTCGGCCGGGCCGGCGTGTTCAGCTCCACCGCTACCACGGTGAAGTTGTTCTGGCTCAGCGCCTCGATAGCGGCCGCCACTTTGAACGTCGCGGCCAGCATCTGGGCATTGAACGGCGGCCGTTTCGGCTGAATGGCGACGAGGGTTTGCATCTGCATGGTCACTCTCCTTTCGGACGGTTCGGGCAGCGCTGGCAGGCACGCCAGTGGCCCAGCTTCATCGGGTGGTGGGTCGGGGCCGGGCCGAGGGCAATGGTTCTGCACTCGGCTTCGGGCAGCGGGCTGCGCAGGTGCGGGCACTCCTGAACTTCCAGAAGTTGCACCACCGCCTTGGCGACCCGGTCGGTCTGGCCAGGGTATTTGCCGGCCAGCACCAGGCTGATGCTGGTGCGGCTATAGCCGAGCCGGTCAGCCGTGGCGGCGATGCTGGTGCGCTCGGCCTCGGCGCGCAGCAGGGTCAGCCAGCGCGGTTCAGAAGTCGTCATGGTTCATCTCCTCTTGCCACACCACCTTGTCCAGATTCGGGTCGTACACGTAGGTGTTGCGACCAACGACCGGCGGGCGCGGCCCGGAATAACGCTGGGACACGAAGCGGTAGCGGGGCGGGGACTTCTTGCCCGCCGCTTTGGTCTTGACCACGTACCCGGCCTTGACCAGTTGGCCGATGTACACGCTGGCGGTGGTATGGGCGATGCTGCGCTCAGGCGTGCTGGCTAGCGCGGCCAGCTCGCGGGTGGTGAACTCCCCGCCGACGATGCGCATCGTTCGCCACATCGCCTCGGTGCACAGATCACGCTGGATGGGCTGCCCCTTGGCGTTCAGGCGCGGGTATTCGATGCCGCAGTCCTTTACCAGGCGGAAGTGTTGCTGCTCGGTGTTGGTCGAGCGTTGGTTGATGCGCTCGACGTAACCACCCAATACCAGGGCATTCACGTAGTGCCCGATAGCCCCCTCGGTCGCCAACGTGTCGCTGTGGATCAGCTGCATCGTGAAGTCGTCGCGGCGTGAGCGGATGACTTCCCAGATGCGCTGGAACGTGCCACGGCCGCCAGCGCTCTCCATCGGTTTGGCATGACGTGCGGTGCGAGCCATCAGATCGCTCCCCGACGCTTCGGCGCATCGCCGGTATACAGGTCGCGCTCGCCCCACTTGGCGCGGGTCATCTCCGACTCGGCCAGCATCATGGCTTCCTCGTGGATGCGGGTCAGGTTCACGCACACGCGGCGCACCGAGCCGTGCGACAGCTCGACCACGTGGGCCAACAGGTCTTCGGCGATGGTCACGTGCGGGCAGTAGATCGGTGCCAGCTTGCGGGCATCGTCCAGCGACACCGGTAGCGCTGGAATCCAGGCCATCACCCGGCTGTGGAACCGCTCCCAGCGCTTGAGCTTCTGTGGGATGGTTTCCTCACCGACCAACAGCAGCGTGCCCTGGCTGCCCTCGTAGATGTCGCGCACCAGCTCGATCAAGCCATCGGAGCGTAAGCAGAAGTCGAACTCGTCGACGATCAGCGGGCGGCGGCTGGCGGCCAGCTGCTCGCACACCTGGTCAAGCAGGTACGGGATGGTCCCGTTCGGCTTGATGCCCATCTCGAACAGGATCTTCTCCAGCAGCGCCTTGCGGTTCCAGGCGCTGCGCATCTGCACGTAGTAGCCGCGCGTCTGGTTGGCCAGCGCGCTGCAGGCGATGGTCTTACCCCGGCCTGCCTCGCCGTACATCACGCCGATGCCCGGCAGGCCGTCGACGCGCGACAGCAGTTTCTCGGCCGCCACGGCGACCAGGTCGAGGTTGGCGATGTTGGCCACGCGATTGACCATCGGTTGGTGTTGCGTCATGATTTGTTTTCCCTTGGTTGGTTGATGCAGTGCCGTTGCAGCGGCGGTGTGTCTTGGGGCGTTAGCGCCCTGTTAATCAGTCATGCGCTCTTGCGCTGGTATGTCCGGAACTCGGCGGTCGCCTGATAGGTGTGCCGCCATTTCCTTGCCTTCTCGCTGTCGATTTCCTCTTCGTTCATCCCGTTCAGCTGTTGCCATTCCGCCCAGCGCGCCTCCGGTGTTGCCGGCACCGCCCAGGCGGCCACCTCTGCGACCGGCTCCGGCATGGCTTCCCGTGCCACCGGCTCGTTCATCACCGGCACCACTGCCACCGCGTCCAGTTCGCGTGCCCGTTGGGCCAACTGCTCGCGATTGATGGTCATGAAGCCGGGGATGGTCACGGTGTCGACGTGCTCCAGTACCGGGGTGCCGTGCAGCTCCTCGCGCACCTCGACCAGCTTCGCCTCCAGGCGCTTCTCGCGGCCGGCAGCGCGCTTCTCGCGGGCGCGGTCGATGAGCGACTTCGGCATGTAGTCGCGTTTGTTGGCGTCCAGCTCGGCGGTGCAGAGGAAGCGGCCCTCGTCGTCGTAGACCCACACGGTGTGCGGGTCGTGGATGTCGTAGCCGACCCGCAGCTGCTCGCCGTGGAACTCTTCCAGGGCGCGGGCAAAGTAGCGGTTGCCGAGCAGCTCGATCTCGCAGCGGCGCACGGTGCGCAGCAGCTGCGGGCGGAACAGTGGGCGGGCCTCGTCGTCGGTGACGCGGTGCGCTTCGAAGCCCTGGGCGACGTGCAGCGCCCACTTCTCGTTCGGGGTCATGTGGCGGCGGCGGCCGGTCGCCGGGTCAGTGATCTTCGGCAGGCTGCGGTGGGGGCGGTCGTTGTACTCGGCTACCTTTTCCTCGCAGAAGGCGACGAAGCGATCCCAGGCCATCAGCGGCATGGTGGTCACCTCGCCGGGCTTGCCGGCCTGGGCGATGGCCTTGCGCGACAGCTTGAAGGTGGCCAGCTTGGCCTCGCGGTCCATGTCGTGGCCGATGTAACCCGGCAGGGACTTGGCCGCGTTCACCCAGATGGTCTGGTGCAGCTTCTCGATCACGCCACGCGCCTGGGAGTTGTACGGCAGGCTGTTCACCATCTCGATGCCGAGGCGGGACATGAAACCGGTGGCCACGTCCAGCATCATCTCGTTCTTGTAGCCCGAGCCGTTGTCGACGTAGAACACCGCCGGGATGCCGGCCTTCATGGCGGCGTCGCGCAGGGCGTCCAGCACAGCCAGCGCGCTTTCGGCCAGGCCGACCGACCAGCCCACCGCCTTGCGGGTGGCAATGTCGATCATGGTGGTGATCTCCGGGCGGAACGGGCGACCGTGCAGCGGGTGCTGCACCTCGGCGTCGAAGGTGTGGCCGTCGGCGCTGTAGATGTCGCCCGGCAGCAGGCTCTCGAAACCCCGGCGGATGAACGGCTTGAGCGTCTTCAGCTCGCGCTCGCCCATGCGGCCGATCTCGCGGCTGACGTTGCCGACCTTCTGCAGGAAGCGGCGCACCTGCCACACGCTCGGCACCTCGGCACCTGGCTGGACCTGCGCCCAGTCCTTGGCGAACTCGCGGTAGGCGTGCTCGACGGTCGGCTTCTCCGGGCGTTGGTAGTAGCCGAGGAAGAACGGTGCCCAAGCCGGTACGCTCATGTCACGTTCGCGCTTCTTCGGGGCCAGCATGCCGGCGCGCTCGTACTCGACGAATCGCAGCACGCTGCGCACGCTCGGCAGGCCGTCCGGACTTCTACGGCCGCGCTCGTCGCGCGCCATCTTGAGCATACCGACCAGCTGCTCGTTGGCCGCGCCAACGCGGGCCATGTCGAGCAGCACGGCGGCAGCTTTTTTCATCGGGTAGCCGGAACGCTGCATCAGCAGTTCCAGCGCCTGCAGCACACCCTTGCGGGCATCAGCCTTGAGCGCCTGCGCCTCGGTCTCGATCAGCGGCAGCTGATCTTCACGGCGGATCGGGAGCGACGGGGCCGGCATAGTTGCCGCCACGCTTTCGGCGGCCTTGGCCTTGATGGCAGCCATGACCTCAGAAGGCGGGGCGTATTCACGACGGGTGCCGCCGATGCCTTTTACCTCGACATAGGGCCAAGTCTCTCTGTCCGCTCTATCTCGAATGGCTACTTTAGTGGTGGGCAGCCCCGGCAGCGTCATGACAGATAACTCGCTGGCGCTGTAGTGGGATTTCACCTGAACAGGGCTCATAACTCGCCCCCGAAAAGGCCAAGCTCCGGCTCGCTGGTCTTCAGCACGTTCTCGCGCTGATAGGCCAGCTGCGCCAGTGTTGTGGAAAGTGCTGCGACGGTGTCTTCCAGAGCACCACCTTTTTCGTAAAACCGCACCAGCAGGGCCATCGCTTCGGCAAAACTGCCTTGCACCTCGGCCAGTTCGGCCACTGCAGCCTTCTTGCCCGAGGGAATTTCGATTACCACCTTGTTGCCCTGTGCCAAGCACAGGTACTCACTGATAAAGGCGGCACCGGCAAAGGTCTCGAATTGACGCACCCGGTTGAGCGGCATCGACGAGTCGGCCAGCCAGCGGTAGTAAGTTTTCAGTTCCACCCCCATCAGGTCAGCCATCACCTTTGCCGGGCGGCGCAGCTTCTCGGCTGCATGTTCGGTACACAGTTCGATTGCCTCATCCAGGCAAGTGGGGTGTACCGATTTCCAGTTTCTTTTTCGCATCGCCTTCTCCTCGTGCCTGGGAAACGCAAACGTGGCGCTTTCCACTTGGCACACTTACGATTCAGTTCATGCAAGCACTGCAGTTGACGAAACACTTGCCAATGCAGAAGCAAGAGGAGGCAAAACGGGTTTAAAATGGCGTTTCTCGTAGCGGCTCGGCCAAATGGTTTCGGGCGCTTCACCGATAGCGGCAGCAATAATGCGTTCCGCTTTCGGCCACGGACGATCCAAGGCGTTGTTCAGTGCCCCCGCACTCAATCCAACCTCTTGTGATAGTTTGCGAAGCGACCAGCCTTGTTTGTGCAGGGCTGCCACGATGTCCGCCCGGTGCCAATCCTGGGCGGCTTTTTTTGCGGCGGTCTGTGTGTTCATTCCATAATCCTTTGCATTGATTAGGTAAGCGCATAGTAAACCGCAAACAAGTGGAAAGTCAAAGCAGAAAGTTAACTTTCCGCTTTAGGCGTGCGTGCAAAATATGGCATTAGCGGCTATGTGTATGTTTCCTATGTGTTTTTCGTTGAGCGAAAAGTGATAAGCAAGCGGCAAGCTAACTTTTCGCTTAACAAGAGGTAAGTGAAAAGTGAAAGAATTGCTTTCGGCTAGTGAGATCGCCGCTCTGAAGCTGCCTGGCCTGCCAACGACAAAGGTAGCCATCGCAGCTCGGGCCGAGCGTGAAGGGTGGCATTGCGAAGAACGGACAGGCCTGGGGGGGACTCGTCGTGTCTACAAGGTTCCGGGGCGGTACTTGTCGGAGGGAAACACAGATACGGCGCGGCCAACACCGGGCTCTCTGCAATCAGCAGAGCAAGGACAATCGGGCTCAGTAGCTGGAACTATCACGCCAGGCGGAGCCAACGTCGACTTGGATACCCTTCAGATGGTTGATGCCATCCTGGAAGAGACCCTGCAGAAGCGTGGCCTACGCCTTAAGCCGGAGCGGCGCGCTGCCGTACTGGCCTTTTTATACGACTTCATCGTTAACAAGAACGGGTCGAAGGACGAAATCCAGAAGCTGTTCGACATAAAGGTGGGGTAAGTGCCGACAATGGTGGACTTAGATATCCTTCAACAAGCTGAATGCGCGCTTGAAGAGTACGTCCAGGCACACGGGCGCAGCTTGCACCCCGCAAAGCGTGCCCAGATCGTCGCCGTCCTTTATGACTTCGCTGTGAAAGGTGGCGGCAGGGAAGGCATGCTAATGGCCCTGAAAGCCCTGGTGGCCTAGGTCTCTATCCCAATTGGACTGTTAATGGCATTCGGTTATGCTGACGTTTTTTGAATAGCAATACCAATGCCAAAACAAGAGGCGCTCGACGCCCTGAAAGACTTGCTGAATGGCGCGCTAGATGAAATAGAGCCGCCCGACAATGCCTGCCGCCGCCCGTATTGCCCGTACTTGACGCCCCGCCAGACACACCGGGATGCGGCCAACGACGCCTCCTTCTGCAGCAGCAGTGGTCAAACTCGGCCCGACGCATCGCATTCCAGTGACAAAAACGGCGCAAACCTGTTCAAGGTTGCGCCGTTTTTTCTCATTTTCTTGCAGATGGTGTGGCGATGCCTGATTGTCGCCTATGCCGCGCCGTTGTTAGGTTTGCGGGCGCTCGACGCGCTGCTCACCCAGTGTCAAACTAACTACCACCCCACAGCCCCTTGCTAACGGCGCGGGGCTCAAACAAATCGGCGTCTTGCGCGTGCGAATCTTCGATTCGCTCAGCACAACCCTGGGGCAAACCGTTTGACCCGGCTCGCGCCAACGGGGCCGGGCGTCGTCGGTATGGTGTTATCTGGGCGTAGGGTAGGTAAAACTTCGATGTTTTTCCTACCAATAAAATGAGAGGTTGGCCGCAAACATTTGCGTTGCT